TGGCCTTGGTGGACATATTATCGCTGATGGCGGTTGTACTTGTCCTGGCGATGTTGCTAAAGCGTTTGCTGGAGGTGCTGACTTTGTAATGCTAGGAGGTATGCTTGCCGGACACGATCAAGGTGGCGGTGAAGTAATTACTAAACACTATCTTTCAAAAGAAGCAACTCTTTTAGACAATGGCAATTACATGCCACATTACGAACAAAAGCAGTTTGTACAGTTTTATGGCATGAGTAGTGATGCCGCAAATAAAAAGCATTTTGGTGGACTAAAGGACTATCGTTCATCAGAAGGCCGTGAAGTGTTTGTTCCCTATAGGGGCGATGTTGCGGCTACAGTACAAGATTTACTAGGCGGATTGCGTAGTACTTGTACATATGCAGGTGCTATTAGACTTAAACACTTAATGCGTTGTACAACGTTTATTAGGTGTACACAACAGTTTAATAGTGTTTATGCTAATAACTAATAAGGAAAGACAATGATTAAAGGATTTAAAATCCCAAATACAACGTTCCAAGTTAGAACTGGCGATTCAGTCTTAGATGACGGTTGCAGTTTTGATGAAGGTATGTGGACAACAATGACAACAGATGACTACTTCAAAGGTAGACGTGTTGTGTTGTTTAGTTTACCAGGTGCGTTTACACCAACATGTACATCAACACAATTACCAAGTTTTGAAGAAAATTATAATACTATTAAATCATTAGGTATTGATGAAGTATATTGTTGTTCAGTTAATGATACATTTGTAATGAATGCATGGGCTGAGATACTTAAAGTTAATAATGTAAAAGTTATTCCAGATGGTAGTGGAAACTTTACACGTTACATGGGTATGCTTATTGGTAAGAATCATAGAGGCTTCGGAAATAGAAGTTGGAGATACATGGCTGTTATTAATGACGGCGTTGTAGAACAATGGTGGCAAGAGCCAGGCATTAACAATGACGGTTCAGATGCTGATCCATATATTGAAACAACTCCAGAAAATATGATGACTTACTTACAGACTGCATCAACTCCAGAGTAAGTATCACACAATTAGCATTAACTTAAATAGAACTGTTAGAGGCATGGTGTTTCTAACAGTTTTTAACGACCGCTAAGATTACATCGAAGCATTAAACAACAGGAGAAATTACCTTGGAAAATATAAACTTGCTGTACAAGGGGCAAGAATACCTACTGTTTATTGCGTTCATTATGATGATTGCGGGTTTGATAAAAGAACATAATTTGTTTGCAGGTGCTTATGCCTACATACAAAAAGTGTTTAAATCAAAACGTGTAATTGTTGCACTAATGAGTGCGTTTACTGGTATACTTCCCATATCAGGTCGAGTAACAGTTTCGGCTGGTATGTTAGACACCCTCGCTCCTCCGAAAGGATCACCAGGACGAGAGAAGTTTGGCATTATCGACTATCTATCAACTCACCACTACTATGTTTGGTCACCATTGGAAAAGACTATTCTTATTCCTATGGCCGCATTTAGTATTGGATACGGAGCAGTTGTGTTCAAACTACTGCCTCTATTAATTGTATCACTAGGAGTAGTGTTTACATATATTACTTTCTTTGTAAAAGAAGATGACATTGAACTTAACACACAGAATAAACATTTTAAAGTATCAAACGTTATTAGAAATGTGTTTCCGTTTTTAGTTGCTATTGTTCTAGCACTTAAACCTATTGGAGGGTTAGACCCGTGGTTAGTGTTTGGTGCATTACTATTTTACTATATGATTCTTACGTTAACATGGGATTATAAAAAGTTACTAGGCTTTGTAGATTTTAAGTTACTTGCTTGGGTAGCAGTTATCATTGTAGTTGCAAACTTTACTAGAGAGAATACTAATGACATCAAAGCATATCTTGAAAATACTGCATTTGATATTAATACAATAACAGGATTTAGTATCATAAGTGCGTTAGCATTTGGATCAGCATTCTTGTTTGGTTCAAGTAGCAGATTTGCCGCTATTACTACTATACTATCTTTAGTATACGGAGTTGAATATTTTGTATGGTTCTTTGCATTAGATTACGCAGGATACTTAATATCACCTATGCACAAATGCATGGCAATTGGTAAACTATACTTTGGCACACCTTGGAAGAGATACTTAAATGCACTAGGTGCATGGATAGCATTACTTTTAGGTGCAGGTGCACTTACACTAATAATTTAAAAAACTTAGGTATCGGGCGAGGCTAATAATTTCGCCCGATCAATCAAATGAAAAAAATTCTCACAACATTAATTTTATGTTTCCCTATGTTAGCATGGGCGGATGATTTCGATAGCAATCAATTCACACTAAAAATACAAAACTCAAACTATGGTATAGAAACAAGACAATATACTAGTAGTGAGCGTTCTCATATACAAATAGAAAAGTATGTAGGCAAATGGAAGTTTGCATATAGGTATGATGAAAACGGAAGCAAAACTGAACATCGTCCACGTATAGACTATAAACTATATGATAACGGTTTAGTTTACATAAAGCCTCGAGTTGAATATCGTTACTACGAAGGTACACGCAACGACTATTGGAGAGTAAGATCTGCAATAGGGTTAAGAGTAAAAGGTATGTACTTAGAAGTTAATCCAATGCTTAGACTAGGTAGTGGTTACAGTAATGATTTAAGTATAGATGAATATCAAACTAAACTAGGCTATAAGTTTCCACTAGGTACAAAAGCACAACTTAATATGTTCGTGCAACGAGATAGTGATAAGAACTTTAATAAAACAGATATGCTGTTTGGTACTAGTTTAGGATTTAAATTTTAAAGTTTAACAGTGTCTTGTTTATAACGTCCGGCCATGATCCAGTTTACACTGACTCGGCTGGGCGTTGTAGACTTAATTGGATAGTGATTTAATCTTGCATCAAAAAATACCGCAGTATTTTCTTTATGATGATATTCAGTTCCATCAATAACTGTACCACCGTCAGCATCATTTAGATAGTATAACAAACTCCAACGATTTTCATTTTCGTTATCAATATGTGGACTTGTTACTTGTCCAGGAGCATACATGTTTGCTCTGCATCTCATTATATGCTCAATTTGTAACCAACTTTCATTGTGATATGCAAAACTATCAAATGCATGAGTAAGACTTGGTGCTAGGTACCATTTGTCGTCCCCTGTAGGTTTATCATAGAATTGTGTAGCAAAACATCTTGCATAAGGGTCTGGATCATCAATAACTGAAATGCCTGGATAGTGCCACGGAAACCCTTGATGAAGAATTTCTTTCTTAATACGTATGTGTAACCATTCTTCTGGTAAAAATGGATCTAATACTATTGGTTTTTTAGTTAATTGTACATCTATCAATTTATATTTCCTTAACGATTAATATGATGGTTGTCATCATAGTACTGGACAATATGCTCATCGTCTTTGTCTTGTAGTTTTTCGCTCCACCAACTTAAGAGTATTGCTACGAAACCAATGGAAAGTATTACCCAAAAGAATGGCTCAGTGGTCAGCAAATGCCATAGCACTTGCAAACCATCTGTATCTGTATAATCTATTTCAGCCATGCTACTTTTTCGCCTGCATCTATTCTACGCTGGTGTTCTTCAACTGAACCTGGATATCTCCAAGCCCAAATACCTACTAATACCATAAAGCCTCCGCTCCATAATACTGCTTTAATGTTACCAGTTGCAAAGAATGTAATTGCTAAGGTAGAAGCCATCATAGCGGCCATTAAGTATTTTCCTTTTGTAGGAAATACTCTTTTCTTATTCCAGTTAGTTAAAAACTTACCAAACCACGGATGGTTGTATAACCATTTTTCCATTTTTGGTGAACTCTTTGCAAATGCCCATGCGGCAATTACAAGGAAGATTGAAAAAGGTATTCCAGGTGTTACTACTCCGACATAGGCTAGACCAACACATAGAAAACCAATTGCTTGATACATATATTTTTTTATTTTATTCATATTATTTTGTGCCTTTCTAACACTGTAAGTAATTTATCCACAAGTTCATCCATCATTCCTGATGAGTGATTAGGGCCAGGACAAAACCTTAAACGTTCTGTGCCTTTTTCAACAGTAGGATAATTTATTGGTTGCACATATATTCCGTCTTTGTATAATAAATCGTCTGATATTTGTTTACACTTTACAGGGTCTTTAATCATAACTGGAACAATATGGCTATTGTTTTCAAGTATCGGAATACCTTTGTCTATAAACTTTCGTTTTAGTTCTTCCGACTTTACTTGCAACATCATTCTAAGTTCTTTATGTTCTTTTACATACTTTACTGATGCTAATGCACCTGCACATAAAACAGGACTCATTGATGTTGTAAATATAAATGCAGGTGCGTAACTTCGTATTGCATCTATAAATGTTTTGTCGGCGGCAATATATCCGCCTTGTACTCCATATGCTTTGGCTAGAGTACCATTGATTATATCAGGCTGTACATTTCTTTCTTCGCACACGCCTCCACCGTTTGGTCCATATAATCCTACAGCATGTACTTCATCTATGTAACTTATTGCGTTGTACTTTTTACATAGTTTAACAATATCACCTACTGGTGCTATGTCGCCGTCCATACTGTAAACAGATTCAAACACAACCATTTTAGGTCCTGTAATCTGTTTTAGTTTTAATTCTAATTCTTTTAAGTCATTGTGTGTCCAAATAACTTTTTTAGCACCACTGTGTCTTATTCCTTGTATTAATGAACTATGATTGTTGCTGTCACTAATAAATGTAATGTCTGGAATAATTTTTGCAATAGTTTCTATTGTAGTTTCGTTTGCATTAAAGGCACTAGTGAATAATAGTGCTGATTCTTTGTTGTGTAAACGTGCTAGTTCTAGTTCAAGTGCAACATGATAATGAGTTGTACCACTAATATTTCTAGTACCACCACTACCTGCACCTGCTGTTTCGAGTGCAGTTTTCATTGCATCTAAAACAAATTGATGTTGACCCATACCTAAGTAATCGTTAGAACACCAATTAACAATTTTTGTAACAGCATACTTTGAATACCAGATTGCTTTAGGGAAATCCCCACACTCTCTTAGAATATCGTTGAACACACGATACCTGCCCTCTTCTTTAAGGTTTAGTATCGCCTGTTCAAATTTATCAATGTGTTGCATTTAGTTCTGTTTCTAAGTCTGCTTGATGTTGCAT